CAGCGCCTCGCGCTCGACCTCGGAGTAGGCCTGCTGAGCGTTCTTGATCGGGTCGTCGATGACGAGCACCTTGACCCGGCGGCCGGTCAGCGAGCCGCCAACGCCACGGGCCAGCAGCCCACCGCCGGCGGTCGTCTCCCACTCGGTGACCTGGCCCGAGTCAGGGGCCAGCTGCACGCCGACGTCCTCGGCCTCGCGTCGAGCGTCGCGGCTGAACTTGGTGGCCAGGCTCAGCTCGGAGGAGACCACGGCGGCGTTCCACGTCGGGTGCTGGGCCAGCACGTAGAGCGGCAGAGCCACCGAGCAGGTCACCGACTTGCCCTGGCCTGGGGGCATGGAGACGACGATGAAGCGGGATTTGCCCCGGCGTACGTCCTCGACCGCGTCGGTCAGGAGCTTCGTCAGGTCGTCGAGGTGGTATCGGTGGTGGTAGGCCCCACCAGTGACGTGCTGGACGATGCTGGGCATGCTCATCGCGTTGTTGGGCCCGCGTCTGGCCCGCGCCGAGTCGACGAGTGCGCTCCAGTCGACGCTCACTCGCCGTCACCCCCGTCCCAGACCACCGTGTAGGTCACACTCCCGTCATCGCTCGGAGGGGTCGCGTTGACCACCCGGCCGCTCAGCACGATCCCGTCCTGGAAGGTGATCTCCAGTCGCTCCCCAGGCTTCAGCGGATGGTACGGGCCCGGCATCACGAACGTCATCACACCAGCTCCCGCACGAGGAGTTCCTGCTCCAGCACGCCGAACGCCTCGATGCGTGTCTCGCCGTCCAGGTTCAGGTGATCGAAGACGGCCACCATCGCACCGACGAGGATCCGCTGCTTGGCTTCCTCGACGGCGACCATCCGCGCGCTGATCCGGTCGGCGTGGTCCAGGCCGAGCAGCTTGGAGGTGCGCTCGATGAGCCGGGTCGCGGCCTCCACCGACTTCGGGTCGCCGGCCTGGAGCCCGACCTCGGTGGCCTTCAGGATCCGGTTGATCTGCGCCAGGGCCTCGGCCATGTGCTCGTCGTAGCTCCGTGTCAGGTTCGCCCGCCAGTGCGTTCGGGACTCGCTGAGGTAGTTGCTCACCGAGGCTTGGCTGATCTCCAGCCTCTCAGCGATCTCGACCTGGCTGTGCCCGGTCAGATGCAGATCCCCGACCCGTACGGCCAGCAGCGATCGTGTGTCTTCGGCCATGTCCGTCCGCCTCCCCTGCTTCATATCGTCAACCTAAGTTGTCTTTACCGAAATATCGAAGTACGCCTGAAATCTATCATCTCGCGCGTCCCCCGTCGCGAAAAGGGCCTCTGACCTGCGGAAACTCTAGGTGTTGACGCATGTTGACGTATTCCCCCTATGACTCTCTTCACGCACACGCGTAGGAAGTCAAGCGGAAGTACGTCAACATGCGTCAACACTTCAGCGTTTCCGCAGGTCAGGAGATTGGATCGAAGTCTGTCGATGTGAGGACACAGACCCCTTTACGCACCCTTTTTACCGATCCGTCCAGCCTCGCAGCCTTCACTGGGAACCCCCGACGATCGAGCTGCTGACCAAACGCCTTCTGGCTGATCGGGTCCACCCGGTTCACCCTCGCCCACCGGACCCACGCCTCGTACAGCGGGGCGGTCTCCGACCTCACGTCGGATGCCACCTCGCAGCACTCGTCGATGAACTGGGTCATCACGTCCGAGTCGGCTCGGTACGACTCCGTACGCGCGACCACCTCAGCAGGCTCGTCGAGCCGGCCCAGCTCCTCGTAGGCCCGCCAGCCCTCCACGGCCCACGTGAGCACCGCGTCAGCCTCCAGCCGAAGCCGGTCGGGGAGATGTGCGTCCCGCTCCTCAGCCGGGATCACCACGTCGAACGGGACGACCCGCAGCCGCCGCCACACCGCCGGGTCATCACCGCTCACCCGGGGCAGGTGGTTGGTGACCAGCACGGCCAGGTGCGAGGGCTCGAACTCCACCCAGTCCTGGCGCATCCGCTTAGCGCTGATCTTGTCGCCACCGGTCAGCCGCTTCATGGTGGCCTCGGCCATCACACGCCCCTTGTCGGACTCCGAGATCACGGCCCAGCGCTTGCCCAGGAGAGCCATCTGCCCGGCCGCCTGACCCGCCGAGCCCCCGTCCCGTGACAGCAGTAGGTCGGGCTCGGCGATGAGCGAGTAGTCCCCCAGCGTGTGGTCCAGCACCCCGTAGAAGACGCCCTTGCCGTTCGAGCCCTCCCCGGTCAGGATCGGGAGCACGTGCTCCAGCACCTTGCCGACCAGGCCTAGCCCGGCCAGCCGCTGCAGGAACTCGCGTACGGGGGCCTCGGGGAGCACCTTCTCCAGGAAGGAGCCCCAGCCCGTCCCCGTCTCCCCAGCGTGGTAGGAGCCGACGGTGATCTTGGTGATCCGGTCGGCCGGCGAGTGGGGCCGCACCTTCAGGGTGTGCAGATCCAGCGTGCCCGCCGGGGTGTTGAGCAGATACGGGTCAGCATCCAGGTCGGCCACCACAGCGGCCATCGGCTTCAGCGCCCGAGCCAGCTCCAGGACCCCGCCCTTGGACGTGGCGCTCTCGCACTTGCCGGCGTCCTCCAGCAGCGCCTTGGCGGCCGCCTCCAGCTTCGTACCCCGGTCATCGCTGGCCCCTTGAGCCTGCTTCATCAGCTCGAAGCCCTCCCGCTTGGCGTCGCGTACCACCGAGAGCACCGCCCGGGTGGCCGCGCCGCTCTGGTCCTCCAGCCAGCGGGTGCCGGTCCAGGAGTACCACCCGACGCCGTGGACGTACATCAGCCGCCCGCCATACTTCTTGGCGACCCGGTAGGCCATCCGGGCCTGTCCCCGGTGCAGCGCGTCCATCGAGTCCCAGGCTGGGATCTGCGCCACCTCGGTGAGCACCGAGCCCGCCGGCTCCGGGTCCGCAGCAGCCTCCGTAGCTGGCGCGGGCAGCGGCTCGGCGAAGGCCACCACGGCCCCACACTCGTGGCAGGGCTCCGCCTCCACGGTGACGACTCGCGGGAGCATCTCGGCCCACTCCCCCGGCCTCTCACCGGTCGGTCGACGGCTCTCCAGCAGCTCGCCGACCTGGTCCAGCGCCGCCGAGCCCAGACAGCCTGCACGGACGCGCTTGGCCACGTCGCGGCCCTTCTTGTAGCCCGTCGGGTTCCGCTCCTCCGCACCGGCCAGCTCCCCGAGCCAGCGATCCAGCTCCTCCTTGCCCACGCAGCCGTCGCGGTGTGCGCTCTCGGCGTGCTCGGCGAGGAACTCCATGACCTCGGTAGACGTCGCCGTGGCGGTCTCCAGGTCGCGCCGCTTGACCTCCACCCCCTCCATCCACCGCTCGACGTCCAGCGGGTCACCGGGGCACACCCACGACTCGTACAGGTCGGGGTCGGCGCAGCTCGGCCGCAGCATCAGCCGGCCGCCCTCGTGGGTGGACCGGTCGAAGTAGTCCGAGCCGATCGCCTCGATGACCACCCGGGCCAGAGCCTCGTACTCGAAGAAGGAGACCTCCCGGCTCAGCGGGATGATCAGTCGGTAGCGGTAGGCCCCATCGTGGCTCTCGTCGACCACACGGTGGTTGAACGTGGAGTAGTAGGCGTACGCCATGCCCCGCAGGCCAAGGATCATCTCCACGACGTCGAGGAAGTTCTCATCGGCGTAGTCGGCGTCCAGCATCAGCGCCCAGCGGGAGAGCACGTTGACGTTGAGCCGGCGCGGCTTGCCGCTCTCGGGGTCCTTCGCCAGCTCGCCGGTGATGAAGGCCCCGCAGTTCTTCCGGTTTGCCGGATTCTCCACGTCGAGCCAGTCGACGAAGCTGTCCCAGTCGTCCACCCCCGGTGCCGCTGTCCACTCCCGCACATGCCCGCCCCGTGGTGCGGTGAACAGCGTGATCATGCGCTCTCCTGCGAGGGCTCGCTGGTCTGTACCCCGGCCTCCATCAGTGCGTCGATCTCGTCGCGGTCGTACCATGTCCGTCGGGAGGTCCCGCCGAGCTTGTGGCGGTTCAGTGTCCCGTCTCGGCCCCAGCGGCGTACAGTGTCTGGTCCCACGCCCATGTACTGGGCGGTCTGCTTCTCACTCAGCCAACGCGGCTCGATCTTTACTTCTCTGGCCATGTGTGGAGACTAGCATACGACGGTGCGGTGTTCGTGGTACTGTCACCAGCATGACTTACGACAAGAGCGTGGCCGTTCCGCTCGATCAGATCGCCGAGACGCTGCAGGGAATCCAGGAGACCTTGCAGGAGGTAAGCGTGGACTCCGGCTGGCACGCTGCGCCACACGGGACGTACATCCTGTCCGAGCATCACCGCGTGATCTCGATGCGTGTGGTCACTTCAGCCCCCGAGCCGGAGCTCCAGGTGATGACCTACCTGGGCGAGTTCTACGTGGTGAACTCGGAGCAGCCGCTATTCACCACGGGCCTGCCTCGGTGAGAGAGACCACCGTTGAGGAGCACCTGATCGACGGCGTACGCGCTCGGGGCGGGATGTGCATCAAGTGGACCGGATCGGCCGGCGTCCCGGATCGGCTCATAGTGCTGAGAGCCCGGATGCTCCCCGTTGAGACGAAGGCCCCTGGCGGCCGCCTGCGGCCCGACCAGATTGTGATGCACAAGCGCCTGGCCCAGCGCGGCGTTCCGGTGGCGGTGCTGTCCTCGACCGACGAGGTGGACGCCTGGCTTGACAGCCTTGACACAGCGTCATAAGATGGGTCTACGACGACCAAGGAGAACACGATGAACTACGACCTGTGCCCCACCTGTGACACTGTCCAGCGGATCGAGTCCGACGAGACCGAGCAGACGAAGGACGACCAGACCACCTGGCGCGTCATCACCCTGGCCTGCGGTCACTCCGTCTCCACCGCGCTGGTGGGTGTCGGAGCGTGATCGTCAAGGTGAAGATGGCTGACGTCCAGCCCGGCGACATGGCCCTACGACGCGGCGGCGACCTTGATGCGCGCCCCGTCGAAGACGTGCTCGGCGGGAAGCCCTTTCTGATCACACTGAAGATCGGCACGATCACCACCGACCCGATCCCCGCGCGTTGGTACACATTCACCCGGGAGGTGACAGCGTGATGAGCCTCCTCCGACGCAAGCTGACCGGCGTACGCCACGACTTCACCGACCAGCACTGGGGCCACGCCCTGCATCTGGACCGCGTCAAGAACGTGCGCAAGCGGATCCTGTTCGGTAGCCTGCACCACTTCAACCCGGTGCACCGAGGTGATGAGCTGATCTGGGTCGGCTCCGATGGCAAGCACCGGGTCATCGCCCGAGTGCTCCAGTCCGAACCCGCCGGAACCGTGCACGACATGTACTTCGTCACCGTCCGGATCACCTCCTGGGAACCGCTGTCATGACCGCCCCGAGAAAGGGCGACCCGATCCACATCGCCGCCCGCTTCCTGCGCCCGCCCGCTGTGCCCAAGACGGCCGAGGCTTTCGTCCGGATCAACACGGCCTCCGGCTCGGTGGATGTGAAGATCCACCAGAGCGCGATCCTGCACACAGACGGCACACCCGTCGAGTGGTCGCCGCCGTGCACCTCGATGTTCCTCGTCGAGGGTGAAGGCTTCTACCTCCGGTGCGATTCGACGGACCACCCTGCTGGGGACAACAACCACCTGGCCCAGTTCTCCCCGTCGGACGTGCATTGGACCGACGACCACCCCAACGCCGTGAGGATCCAGGGCTGATGAGCTTCCAGCAGGGTGACCGCGTGATCTATCGCTCGACGTTCGACTGGTCGGAGAACCCCGGGCGAGCCGGGACCTTCGTCGCCGGTCCGGGCATCCATGAGACGGTACCCGGAGACAGCCTGGTGATCGGCGATGAGTTCGCCGTGGTCCAGTTCGACGACGGGCCGCCCGGACAGGCCCAGGTGGTCCGGTTGGGCACACTGGCCCCGGAGACCTCCGGTCAGCGCGCAGAGTTTGAGGAGAAGCTCTTGGACCTCCTCATCGGCTACACCGGGTCGTGGTCTCAGGCGGACGACATCCTTCAGGGGCTGATGAACCAAGGCCCGCTCGGACGTGTGATCGCCCAGGTCGAGGAGTGGGAGACGCTGGCCGCCCGCCCGCTGAAGAACCCCGCGTGCGACTATGCGGCTACTCATGCCGCACAGATCCGGGCCGCGCTGAAGGGCGAGCAGTGACTGCCCTCGATAACCTCGACGCACTGCTGAGCCTGGACGAGCGCCTGCACGCCTACCAGGTCCAGGGGGTCGAGCACCTGTGGGCCAACCCTCGCGCTGGCCTCTGGTTCGAACCGGGGCTGGGGAAGACATCCACTGCGCTGCAGGCGCTGACCCCCGAACATCTCCCCGTCCTAGTCGTGGCCCCGAAGCGTGTGGCGCAGACGGTATGGCCAGCCGAGACCGAGAAGTGGCGGCCGGACCTGCGCACTGTCGCGGCCGTCGGCACGCTGAGGCAGCGGATGAAGGCGCTGGAGTCGGGAGCCGACATCGTCGTGATGTCGTGCGACTCACTCGGGGACCTGGCCGGCGGACACGACTTCCGTACGGTGATCATCGACGAGTCAAGCAAGTTCAAGACCCGGGGCACCAACCGGTGGAGGCACGGCCGCCGGGTGTGCCGTGAGGCCGCCTACGTCTGGGAGCTGACCGGCACCCCGAGCCCGAACGGGTACATGGACCTCTGGGCTCAGATCTACCTGCTCGACGCCGGAGAGCGCCTCTTCGACGGGATCGGCAAGTACCGCGCCCGCTGGTTCCGCCCCGGTCTCACCCTGCAGAACGGCACCGTGGCGCGCTACGACCTCGTGCCGGGGGCAAAGGAGGCCATCGAGGAGGCCATCGGTGACATCTGCCTCTCCCAGCGCGCAATCAACCACCTGGACCTCCCGCCGGTCACCCACAACGAGATCCTGGTCCCGCTGCCCCCGGCGGCCGCAACGGCGTACGAGGAACTGCGCAAGGAGCTGACCACGACGGTGGAGGACCAGGACTTCCTGGCTGCCAACGCCGCTGTGGCTACCGCGAAGCTGAGCCAGCTCACCGCCGGGTTCCTCTACCCGGACAAGGACGACCCCGACGGCGAGACCGTCGACATGCACACCGCCAAGATTCAGGCGCTGAGCGACCTGGTCGACGAGTCCGGATCACCCGTGCTGGTCGCCTATCGGTTCCGGTGGGAGGTGGAGAAGATGCTGGCCGAGATCCCAGAGGCCGAGATCCTCGACAAGGACGCATCGGTCACGGTGAAGCGCTGGAACGCCGGGGAGATCCCGGTGCTGCTCGTCCACCCGGCCAGTGCCGGCCACGGCCTGAACCTCCAGGAGGGCGGACACACGATCGTCTGGACAACGCCGACGTGGTCCAGCGAGGAGTTCGAGCAGCTCAACGCCCGGCTGGCCCGGCAGGGCCAGGAGCATCCGGTGATCATTCACCACCTGATCGCCGATGTACCGAAGTCGGTGGATGCCGCAGCGCTGCGGGCCGTGCACAAGAAGGTGCGGGTCCAAGATGCGCTCAAAGACGTCCTGAAGCGATGATCATCGCTGCGGTCATCTTCGGTGTGGACGCTGTCCTCACCGGGGTGCTGTGGTGGATGGTGCGCTCGGGATGGATGAGAGATGACCAGAGATACCGGAGGAAGAGATGAAGACGCGATACAAGGTGGCGCACGCCGTCGCCAAGGGCGAGCTGTGCCTGCTGGGGCAGATCCTGCTCCTGCTGAGCCCCAGCCTGCTGCGGACCGTGTGGAGGCTGCGATGACGGGCACCTTCATCACAGGCCAGACGATCAACGGGGACCAGGCGATCTTCGCGCATCAAGGAAGGTCACTTCCCGGACATCGGGTACCCCACCCATGACGAGTTCCTGTACTTCGTGGTCAACGTGATGCTGGATGGCGTGGCTCTGGTTGGCGAGCCGGCCATCTTGGTCAGCCTGACATCCGATCGTGAAGACGGGCGGCTGCGTAGTGCGATGCACTGGCCCCGGCTGGTGTGGCACCCCGAGGACCACGCCTACCACTCCGAGGCCATCGCCCCAGATGACGAGGAGAACCCCCGTCTTGAGCACATGTTCGTCTACTCGCTGGGAGCAGCCAGGTGAGCAGACAGGGAGAGAGGCCGCACTCACGGGTAAGCGCGGCCTCTCTGGGGGGCAGGTATGGAACCAACCGCGTCGAGCGTACCACCTTCATGGTCCTCAAGGCCGTGAGCTGGGTCGCGTTCGTAGCGGTGTGTCTCGTCCCCGCTTTGGTCATCCTCTGGGGTTGACACAGTGTCATTACCACCGATATCCTGGTGATCCCGGTGGCGAGCTGGATCCCAAGCAGTCTCGCCACCGGCCGCCATTCCGACGACAAAGGACCAACGAATGCACATCCAGATCAACACCGAGCAGCCGCTCACCGAGATCGACCTCGCCGTGCTCCGCGCACTAGCCGGCACGACCGCCACTGAGGCCCTGCCCCGGGAGGTTATCGAGGAGGCCCCGAAGAAGCGGACCACCCGGAAGCCGAAGGTCGTCGAAGCTCCAGAGGAGCAGGAGGTGGCCAAGGTGAAGGCTTGGCCCGAGTTGAGTCGAGCGGAAGAGGCCAAGGCCAGGGCTGAAGCCGAGCAGCAGGACGCTGAGAAGATGGCCAAGCAGGCTGTCGAGGAGCCGCCGGCCAAGCTGGTCTCCGTTCCGGACCCCGAGCCCGTCGTCGAGCCGCTCCCCAGTCCGAAGGATCTGATCGAGGACGCCGCCACCCGGGCGACCCAGCTCATCCGCTCCGGCAAGCGTGACAAGGTCAAGGGCATCCTCGACGGCATGGGCCTGGAGAAGGTCACCGCGCTGAAGGACAACCCCGAGAAGGTCCAGGACTTCCTCGACCGGATCAGCGAGCTGGAGGGCTGATGCACGCGGTCCTGTCACCCTCATCGGCCGAGAGGTGGGTGACCTGCCCCGGCTCGGTGAGGCTGATCAAGCAGGCCGAGGCTGACGGGCTCGCGGTCGACCGGGACAGCGTCTACGCCGCCGAGGGTACGCTGGCGCACACCGTCGCCGAGATCAAGGCCGGGCTGGCCTACGGTCTCCTCCCGCCGAAGGCCGCCGAGGTCCGCCTGGACGCGGCCCGTCGCGAGGCCGAGGCCCACGACTGGGACTTCGAGGAGATGGTCCTCCACGCCGCCTCGTACGTCGCGCTGATCGACTCGCTGACCGAAGGTCGGGAGAATCCGCAGCTCCTCACCGAGCAGCGTGTCCAGACCGGGATCACCGGCTGCTGGGGCACCGCCGACGCCTCGATCATCGGGCTGGACGGGATCCTCGACGTCATCGACTACAAGTACGGCGTCGGAGTCATCGTCGAGGCGGTGGAGAATCCGCAGGCCATGCTCTACGGGCTCGGCGTGATGGACATGATCGCCTACCTCGATGACATCGAGGTCGTGCGCCTGACCATCCACCAGCCCCGGGCAAAGACCGGCGACCCGGTCAGCACCTGGGTGGTCTCCGCACGAGACCTACGGGAGTGGCGTGAGGCGGTGGCACGGCCCTCGGCCGCGCTGGCCCTGTCAGACGACGGCTTCCTGCAGCCCTCGGAGAAGGGCTGTCGTTGGTGCCCCGTGGCCGGGACGTGCAAGGCGCGTATGGAGTTCGTGACCAAGCGCGCCTTCGGCTCCCCCGACCTGATGACCCCCGAGGAGATTGCCGAACAGCTCGACGAGGTGGACCACATCACCGACTGGGCCAAGGCGCTGAAGGACACCGCGCTGAAGCTCTCCTACGAGCGCGGCGTGGAGATCCCCCGGTGGAAGGTCGGCCGAGCGGCTGGCCGCCGTGCGGTGGCCGACATGGACCGCCTCGTCACCCGCCTGCGCCGCGCTGGCTTCGGCTCACGGCAGACCACGAAGAAGGCGCTTCTCACCCTCGGCGAGCTGGAGAAGCTCGTCGGCGGCCGCAAGGTCCTCGACGACCTGGCCGGAGACGCCATCACCAAGGGTCAGGGCTCTTTGTCCCTCATCCCCGCAGACGACCCGCGAGACGGGTTGACCTCGACGCAAGAGGCGTCCGAGGTGTTCAGCACGATCGACACGAAGGAAACGAAATGACCCAGGTAACCACCGGCAAGGTCCGGCTCTCCTACCCCCACCTCTTCGAGCCGAAGGCGCGCGACCCGAAGAAGCCGGACGAGAAGAAGTACAGCGCGATGCTGATGATCCCCAAGTCCGACACCGCGACCATGGATCGTATCTGGGCAGCCGAGGAAGCGGCCAAGCAGGAAGGCAAGTCGAGCAAGTGGGGCGGAAAGATCCCGGGCAACCTGAAGCCCTCGATCATCAAGGACGGCGACGACACGAGCGAGGACTACCCCGAGCGGGCTGGTCACTGGACGATGTCCGTCTCCTCGAACAACCAGCCTGGTGTGGTCGACCGTAACGTCCAGCCGATCATCAAGGAGTCGGACATCTACGCCGGCTGCTACGTCCGGGCCGCGCTCAACGCCGCGCCGTACAACTTCGAGGGCAACAAGGGCGTGACGTTCTTCCTCAACCACATCCAGAAGTGGGAGGACGGCGAGCCTCTGGGTGGTGTCACCCGGGCGGAGGACGTCTTCGAGGCCATCGAAGACCTCATCTGATCCAACAGACGTGGGGCCGGACTCGTGCGATGGGGGCGAGTCCGGCCCTTCTTTCTACCCCAGATACTTGACAACGTGTCACAGACGCGAGAGGATCACCACATGAGCGACGAGACGCGACCACAGCCGGACCCGAAAGCCGGAGTGCTGGTCTACGGGTGGAGCACCGCGATCAGGCCCGTCGGGTACGAACACCCGGAGGTTCGCAAGTCCACCGAGGACCTGTGTCACCTCGTGCTGAAGAGCAAGACGGGGCTTGACCACGTGTGGGGAGAGTGGCGGTTTGTTCCCGAGTCCGACTGCGAGGACGAGACCGGAGAGATCCGTACTCTGCCAGCGCTGTGGGTCTACACCTGCGAAGCTCCGGGGCCTGAAGGGCTCACATCATGACCGTACGACGAATTCCGACGAAACGAGGAGACATGACCCAGTTCGTGAAAGTCGACCTGGACGGCAAGGCCTACACCTACAAGTGGACCGGCTCGGTACCGCTGGAGCCCGGCGACCAGGTCGAGGTCCCCGGCAACGTGGTGAACACCGAGCCGAGCGTACGCCGCGTCCTGCGGGTCCTGGCCAAGCCGGACTACGAGGTGGCCAAGATCGTGGCGATCCTGTCAAAGGTGGAGAGCCGTCCGGAGCCCCACGACTGGGACGACCTGATCGGCGACCTCGGGGACGACGATTGGGGCTGGCACTCACAAGACGACGGCCACGCGACAGGGCAAAGCTGATGGCCACCGTCCTCAACTACACCACCAAGATCGCCGCCTCAAAGACGATCGGCGAGGTGCAGACGCTGCTGGCCAAGCATGGCGCATCCCGAATTGCCGTGGACTACGACGACGGACAGCCGAGCGGGCTGACCTTCGCGCTCGTCACGCCGCACGGGCCGAGGTTGTTCACGCTCCCGGTCAACGTAGATGCCATGCACCGCCTTCTGGTCGCCGAGCACAAGGCTAAGCGAACGGGGAGCATGTCGGCCGCTGTCGCCACCTCTCGGGAGCACGCCGAGCGGGTCGCGTGGCGAGTAATCAAGGACTGGCTGGCGGCTCAGTTGGCGCTCGTGCAGACCGAGATGGCCGCGCTCGATCAGGTGATGCTGCCCTACCTCCACGTGGACGGTGAGCGCACGATGTACGCCGCCTACCGCGACCGGGAGAACGTGCTGGCGCTGGAGGAAGGCCAATGACCGGCCTCATCCCTGACAAAGAGGTCTTCAAGCACGCCTGCCCCCCTGACCGTGGATGTGGTGCTCTGCCGAAGAAGCCGTGTCAGCCGTCGCGGAACTTCGGCATGCACTTCGCCCGGTGGGAGGCGGCGTACGAGGCGCTGCACGGCCGGCCGCCGCGCGTCGGTGAGTGGTCCGCCGAGAGCCAGGGAGTGCAGACCTTCAACAACGCCACGTTCGGGAGGTCGGCGTGACCAGCCGCCGGAGCAGCTCCAACGGCAACGAGAGCGGCTCGGCCGAGGATCGCCGGCGGCGAAAGCTCTGGCTGCTGGACACCTTCCGGGCTGACACAGACGCCTGGGTGTTCCGGTTCAGCCCTGACTACGATCCCCCGCTCGTCACCGAGCCGCACACCTGGCCATCCGCGACCCTGCTCAGTCCGTACACCCTGACCAAAGACGTGAAGGCCTGCCGGTGCTACCGGTGCGGGGCTCTGCTCATCTTCTGCACCCTCACCGTGGACCGGATCATCCCCGGGCGGAAGGGTGGGACCTACCGCCGCAATAACATCCGGCCCGCCTGCGGAACGTGCAACTACGGTCATAACAGGAAGGCCCCGTCGTGACCGCCTACGACAACGTCCACTACCGGCTGAAGGTGACGCGTGGACGAGCCGCTGAGCATGCTTGCATCGGGTGTAACCAGAAGATCAGCGGACACGAGGGATATGAGAATGTCTAGTAACTTTCTATACTGTGACATCGAGACGTTCAGCGAGGCCGACCTGAAGAAAGTCGGCGTCTACGCCTACGCCGCTGACCCGTCCTTCGAGATCCTGTTCTGCTGGTGGACCACCGACGGGGTGGAGTATCACCTCGCGGTGGGTGCCGAGGAGATCAGCGAGATCCCCGGGTTGTGGGACGTCGGGGTCACCAAGGTGGCGCACAACGCCCCGTTCGAACGGGTCTGTTTCTCGGAGATGTCTGGCTATCTCGGTGTGGCCAGCTCGCTCTCACGCTCCACTGCGGGCTACCTCGACCCCGACACAGAGACCTGGCTGGACACCGCTGGCTGGGCTGCCTCGCTCGGCCTGCCCCGCAGCCTGGACAAGCTCGCTGCCGCGCTCGGGGTCGAGCAGAAGGACAGCGCTGGCACCCGGCTGATCAACACCTTCTGCAAGCTCGTGCGGGGCAAGCGGATCCGCCCGGAGGACAAGCCACTGGAGTGGATCGACTTCCTGGAGTACGGCCGCCAGGATGTTGTCACGCTGTTCCAGGTCCACCAAGGACTGATCGCCGAGGGCGAGTGGACCGCCTCCGAGCGGGGGATCTACTACGTCGACCAGGTCATCAACGACCGAGGCGTGGCCGTCGACCTGGAGACCGCGAAGGCCGCTGTCGCCGCTGGCGCGGAGAACCAGGAGGCCGCCTCGGAGGAGCTGTGCGGGCTGCTGAACATCGCCAACGCCAACAGCGTCCAGCAGCTCACTGCAGGTCTGGAGTACGCCGGCCTGGAGGTACCTGATCTCCGCGCTGAGACGGTGGAGACCCTGCTGCGACGTACGGACCTAGCCACCGACCAGCGTCGGGCGCTGGAGCTGCGCCAAGAGCTGGCGCTGTCCGCCGCGAAGAAGTTCCAGGTGATGGTGGACGCGACGGTGGACGGACGCCTGCGGGGCTCGTTCCGCTACCACGGGGCGCACACCGGTCGCTGGGCCGGCGCGCTGTGGCAGCCGCACAACCTCCCCCGGCACATGGCCGAGCATCCCGAGGCGGTGATCACGGACCTGATGCTGGGGCTCGGTGCCTCGCCGATGGACCTGAAGGGGACCATCCGCTCGGTCATCCTGCTCGACGGCGTGGCCGTGGACTACTCCTCGATCGAGGCTCGGATCATCGGCTGGTACGCCGGGGAGACCTGGCTCCTCGACGCCTTCCGCGCCGGCAAGGACATCTACGTCGAACAGGCCGCGCTGATGGGCCCGCAGTATGGCCGCACCGACGGGAAAGTGGCCACGCTGGCTCTCGGCTTCCAGGGGGCGGTGGGAGCGCTGCAGGTGATGGGCGCGACCGGCTCCGAGGAGGAGCTGCTGCGGCAGGTGAAGGCCTACCGGAAGTCCAACCCCAACATCGTGCAGTTCTGGTACGACCTCGACGACGCGTTCAAGCGCGGCGGGGAGGCGGGCCGGATCCACGTCGAGCGGTTCGGCGACCGACGCCAGCACCGTCAGGTGTTCCTGCCCTCTGGCCGTGCGCTGACCTACCGCTCGGTAGCGGTGAACAGCGAGGGGGAGATCTCCTTCACCGATCACCGTGGCGTACGCACCTACACCTACGGCGGACGGCTCGCGGAGAACGCCACCCAGGCCGGGGCCCGTGACATCCTCGCCGGCGCGCTGGTACGGCTGCACAACGCCGGCTACGAGATCGTCGGCCACGTCCACGATGAGGCGTGGGTCCAGAACACCGACGACGTCGAGACGATCAGCAAGATCATGTGCGATCTACCGGAGTGGGCCGACGGCCTGCCACTCGCCGCCGAGGGAGCCACGATGAGGAGATACCGGAAATGAGCGACCACAAGAAGAACTGCGTGTTCTGCGACATCGTCGCTGGAGACGCACCCGCAACCGTGGTGGCCGAATGGGAGGATGCGCTCGCGATCGTCCCTCTTGGCCCCGTCGTGGAGGGTCACGTCTTAGTCATCCCCAAGGCCCACGTGAAGGATCTGGCAGACGACCCTCAGGCGACGGCAGCGACGATGCTCCGTGCATCCTCCTACGCCGCCCGTCACGACTCGGCCAACATCATCACGAGCATGGGTCGGGCCGCGACGCAGTCGGTGTTCCACCTGCACATCCATGTCGTACCTCGCGCCGAAGATGACCAGCTCATGGTGCCATGGGGAACGGTCTTCGGTGATGACCCGCAGGCACCACACTGGTGTCGCGTGGCCGCTGCTGAGCGCGCTCGTGCTGATCGCATCCAGGTCAACCCGCAATGACCGAGGCCCAGCAGATGTTGATCGCGGTGGCGATTGGCCTGCCGTTCATGATCGCCTGTGCGACCCCGATCATCCACGAAGAGGTGCTCCAGTTCTTCGAGGAGCGCCGCCGCCCACCCGCTCACAACTGCCAGTGCAGGAGAAGTTGATGTACGTACCCGTCGACCGCACGGAGAACGACCCCCTGACCTTCCGCGAGGTGCTGCGGGAGTTCGAGCAGGAGCGCCCGCGCGACGAGCACGGCCGTTTCACCAAGAAGGAGAAGCCCAATGCCCGATGACACAACCCCCTTCGCTGGGTACGAAAGCGCGGGGCAACAGATCGCCGCTTACATGAACCACGATCAGCAAGGTGTGGCCGTGTTCCTCGGTAACGGCGAAGTCGCGATCTACCACGACGACGGCGTTGTCATGGGGAACGCTTCTGAGTTGTCCGTCGTCCAGCGCACGGTAACGGTTGCGCGCCTGCGTGCTGTCGCCGACATGATCGAGGCGGGGGCATGATCACTCACCGGCCTGAGCCCACCCGCCACGGGATGCACTGCACCTGCCGTGTCTTCTGCGGGCGCGGCATCGAGTCGTGGCGAGCACACCGCGACGACCTGCTGATCCTGCACCCGGGAGCTGACACCCTGGAGCGTGAGCACACCGCGACGACTCGGATGACCGAGGGGCTGAGGGCTGCCGCTGAGGCGTACGCCCGCGCTTTCAGGAACATGGGGCGTGTAATGGCGCAGTTCGATCAGGCGCTCGCCGCGAACCTTCGACGCGGCAACGAGGCCCGTGCCCGACAGGCCCGCATCGACGCTGCACTGTTCCTCAACCGACCCGTCATCACCCCACCCGACATCGCCGACAAGCTGAAGGGAGTCACCGATGCCTGACGTCCCCACCGATGCGCCGCTGTCGACCCAGGACGACGAGACGTACACCAACGCCATCACGACAGTGGCTGGCGAGGTCGGGTTCCACATCGACGCACAGACCCGGGTCATGCTCAAGGAGGCCTTCGAGGCGGGCGAGAAATACGGGCGGGACGACATCATGGCCCCCAGCTTCGACGAGTGGCTCGACGGGTTCATTGAGCGGAAACTTGACATACCGTCACAGTCTGAGGGACACTAGTCCTATGACCGAAGCGAGCACCCGAACCGAGCCGACCGCCACCGAGCGGAAGGCACTCCAGCAGCTGAAGCAGATGTACCTGACCGGCGACGCCGTCCATGGCTTCGTGCGCAACCCGACCACGGTCCGCCTGCTCTCTGCGGTGCAGACCGCCGACGTGGCCAGCGGCTACACCGACCGAGCCAAGGGTGTGGCCACTCAGGTCCACCAGGCCGCCGGCGAGCTGATGGCCAGCCTGGACGCCAAGCCCATCGAGATCCTCGCCCGCCGCCGTACGTTGCTGCGTCGCCTGCGCACCGTCGAGATCCTCCAGATGAAAGCGCAGTGGTTCAAGTGACGAAGATGCCAGGAGACTGGAAGGCCCGAGGCGGACCCCGGCGGATCGAGATCCACGACAAGGGCTACGAGACCATCGCGGTCCTGCTTCGTGGGTCCAGCCGTAACGCCAGCTGGTACATCATCGAGTGGGGTGGCAAGGCAACCGTCCACGACAAGAGGCCATTCGAGTCGCCCGAGGCCGCCGCTCAGTGGCTGTGGGACTGGTCCCACGGTCCGGTGGAGAAGCGCAAGAGCGTGCCTCACAATTGGGTGGCCGAGAAGACCGGCTACACCGAGTCGGGCGTGTGGCGGATGCGTCAGCCCGGCGACCGGGAGCCCACCTTGGAGCGGATGCGCAGGGTGGAGAAGGTCTTCGGCTGGGAACTGTGCGACCAGATCAACCTCGGCCCCGGCGAGTGGGTCGAAGGATTCGAGCGCGTAATCCAGGAGGCGTATGACAATGAGCAGCGTTGAGCCAACCAAGCCCCTTCTGTGTGAGATGTGTCAGCACGCCGCACATTCGGGCGGCGACTGTGAGGTGATCGTGGGGTATGACCACATGAATGGCGACCATGAATGCGGCTGTCCCGGACCCGACGAGGAGACCAGCAATGACGACCGAGGCTGACATCTTCGAGCCATACTCGGCCTACGAGCGCGTGGTGGAGGTGCTCACCCACGAGGGGTGGGGCAACATCATCGCCGACCCGCTGACGTGGAAGCCGGAGCTCGTGCCGAAGGACGTCGGGCTGCAGTTCTCGGTCTCGGTCGACCAGAAGGCTCACCGGCTGAACGTGATCGCTCGCCGAGACGGCCGACTGGCTGACACCTTCAGCCTGTCCACCAACACCGGGGTGACCGTCACCCTCTCGCTCATCACCGACATGATGCGCGCCGCCAAGACAGGAGAGATCGCCTGATGGACCCGAAGCTTCAGCCCTGGACGCCGTCGTACGCGCCACGTCGTGGCCGTGTGCAGCGTCGCCGGATCAACTGGAGGACGGTGGGCCTCTACCTGGCCACCGTCGTCTGTGTGGTCTACCTGATCGCCATGTGGTGGGTCGGGAGGAGCGGATCGTGAGCAAGTACATAGTCACTGGCCCAGTGGGCAGCGTGCTGAACGAAATCGCCGCTGAGCGTCTTCGGCAAGATGAGAAGTGGGGCGAGCAGAACCACCCAAACGGTACGGGCCCCACGATCTCTCGACTGAACGACGTTGATCGGGCGCGTAAGAATTGCGACTACGCCAGACAGAGCGGCACGGCCACCTGGCGTCACATCCTCACCGAGGAGGTGGCCGAAGCGTATGTTGAGTCTGACCGAGCAAAGCTCCGTGCTGAGCTGATCCAAGTGGCCGCCGTCGCTGTTGCCTGGGTTGAGTCCATCGACCGATCCGGGGAGCAGCGATGACGACCCGACTGGATGCCATCGGGCTACGGCACGGGACCGACAAGGCCAGCGACGGCCACGACTACCTGAAGATCTACCAGGGGATCATGCCGGTCCTGCGGCCGGTCAGGCTGCTGGAGATCGGCTGGTTCGACGGGGCCTCGATGAAGACGTGGCGTTCCTATCTCCACGAGGAATCCACGATCGTCGGGGTGGACATCGAGCCGAAGAAGTCGATCGGCGGCGTGCACTTCCGCCGAGCTGACGCGACGAGTCTTGAGATCGTCCCCATGGCCGAGGAGTTCGGTCCGTTCGACTTCATCATCGACGACGGCTCCCACCTCTCGCCGGACGTGATCGCATCGTTCATCCTGCTGTGGTCCCACGTCGCGCCCGGTGGCTACTACATCGTGGAGGACCTGCACGTCTCCTACCATCCCGACTGGCAGGGGTTCGACCACCCGACCAAGCCAGGGCCGCATGGTGAGACCTCGATGCAGTTCCTGAAGCGGGTCGCCGATGACGTCCACTTCGGTCACTCCGGAGCTGGCCCCGCCGGCCGACACTTCGCCGACGTCGCCTCGATTGCGTTCTACCCCGGCGTGGCGATCATCCGGAAGGCCGAGTGATGAGCCGCCGGACTATCGAGGAGATGGAGCAAGCAGCCTTCTACCAAGAGCACTATTCAGACTGGACCGTGCACGCCCTACGCCTGACGGTGTACGTGCCCCTGACAGAGGACAGCACCGAGGCAGACTCTCTTGCACTGGTCCGAGAGATCCTCGACGACGCTGCTTTCGATATCCGCGTGTCGGTAATCCAAGAGGACTGATCCGGGGTTGAGCCGGCTGGATACTCTCCAGCCGGCTCTCGCGTTTTCAGATCTCGTAGTCGAAGATTTTGAAGTAGTGCGTGTCGGATCCCTGCTTGCCCAGGTTGGCGGACCCCGTCTTCTTGAGGTCATCAGTGACGACCATGTCGGGGGCCTTGCCGTCGACCGTGGCACCAGTCGGGGTGCCGATCTTGGCCACCACCTTGTCGAAGGACTGGTTGTAGTCGCCGCCCGCCAGCGCAGGGTACGGAGAGGTCTCGATCCAGTCCACGATCGCAGCGTTAAACTCGGCGACCGCCTCAGCCCCGAACGGGCCGTGCACGTCCAGCAGACGTACATCCTTGCCCTCGACCTCGATGGTGACCGTGATCGGGGCACGGGGATCGTGCAGAGCACCGACCTTGGGGCCCTTCCACGTCTCCCCCAAGTCCAGCAGAGCCTTGAACTGCACCGCCACGTCGTTGCGCACCAGCACGGTGTTGCTAGACGTCTCGATGACGTGGCCCTCGTGGATCCGCTTGGGGGCGAACTGGATCACCTGGTAGCCCGGGATAGCCCACTTGCCGTACATCTGCGCCGTCTCCTGGAGCAGTACGGCGTGAGGCCGGTGCTTGGCCAGCAGAGCGCTGTAGGTCTTGTTGACCTCGGCGATAGCCCGCTTGACGTAGACGTTGTGGGTAGCCACCCGGACCTTGACCTTGGCCGGGGGCTTGGGTGGTGCGGGGACCTCGAAGCGGTACATGATCTGCAGGCCGTCTCCACCGAGCGACTTCTCGTCCGGCGTGGTGAGCCGGCCTGTGCCTCCGTGCTTGGTCTCGTAGGCCTTCCACGCGGCGAGCGTCTTCGGACCTACGTAGCCATCCACAGGCAGGTTCGCGCCTGCCTTGACGTTGAGCGCGTTCTGGATGGCCGCGACGCCGTGGTAGCGCTTGGGCTCGCCAGCGCGAACACCGGCGGCCTTCTGGAACTCCTGCTGCACCAGTGCGAGGTTGGAGACCACGTCCGGGTTCCACTGCCATACGCGCTTCTCCGGGGCGAGCCAACGACTGGTGTCGCGCCAGGCGGTGAGGTTCTCCTGCACGCTGACGTGGATGTGACCGGTGTGCGGGTTGCCGGTGTACGCGCGAGCGCGCCAGCCGTAGGTCCGCGACCAGATGACGCCCTTGTGGATGACGTACCAGACCCGGTGATCACCGATCACCGCGTCGAGCACCTGCCGAGCCAGGCTGCGGCCGGCGTCGTTGTCGTCGATGTCCAGGTCCAGCCCACGCACCGCACCGGAGTCGGTGGGGTTGTGGCTGGAGAACCGGGTGGCGTGGCTGTCGTCGCCGATCCACCCGTCGCTGGACTTGTCGCGCTTCGGGAATCGCGCGTTGACCTCGTTGCGCAGGGCAACGAGCGAGGGGACGAGGTAGGCCATTACTTGTCCTCTTCCGCGATCATCGGGTCATCGACGAAGTCGCCGACAGCCTCGTCCGGGTCCTCAGCGCCCTCCGGGACGGCGATGACCTCAGGGATGTCCGGCTCTTCGGTGGGGTTGCTCATGATCCGTCAGCTCCTGTCGTGATCTTGTAACCCTCGGCGTCGGTGCCGGTGACGTTGCCCTGCGCGGTGAGCCCGGTGTAGGTCCACAGCGCGGCGAGCGCAGCCACGGTGATGTTGAACCAGCCGGGGATGTCGTTGATGCCGTAGACCCCGATCAGGACCGGGGTGGCCACGACGGTGGCACCAGTGGTGATCCACTGGCCCAGCAGGAATCCTTCGCGCACCCGGGGGTGCTTGTTCAGCGGGTTGTACATATCATTGCCTTCCTGTCCACGCGCGAGCCCAGTCGGCCGCGCGGTCCTGCAGAATCCAGCCGTTGGCCCAGAGAGCAGCGGTCTGCTTCTCGACCTGCTCGGCTCGTGCCTCTGGATCGGCCAGCCGGTTGATGTGTCGGAGCCAGTCCTCCGGCGTCTCGGCGATCGCGATGGGGACCTCCATCCCGAACTCGATGTTCGCCGGGCTGGGGCTCGCGATCACCGCCGAGCCGGTGGCTGCCATCTCCAGCGCCTTCAGACTGGACTTCGCCCGGTTGAACTCCGCCGAGCTGCCCTCCAGCGAGAGCGGGACGAGCCCGATGTCCAGCTCGGCCAGCCGGCGGTAGTAGTCCATCCCGAGGTTGGCCGTCGGCAGGTTCTCCACCTTGGTCCTCCAGCGCTTGGAGACCTTGTACGCATCGCCGATGACCGCCGGGCGGATCGCGCCGGCTGCGGCGGCCTGTGCCACCGCTGAGCCGACCACAGCCGGATCGTGGGGGTGGGTCGCCATGAAGCCCGCCCAGCCCGCCAGCGGCGCTCCTGTGCGTACGGCGGCCGAGCGTGCATCCAGAGCCATGGCTGGGATCCGGTTGGGCAGCACATCCACCCGTCCGTGGCCGCCGTAGTGCTCGGCGAGCGCCGGCGTCGTGACGGTGACGAAGTCGGCCATCTCGGCCACCTGGTCGCAGACCTTCCAGTGAGCCCGTCGGCCACCGAAGGCGGCCGGGGTGTTCCAGGATCCGTACGAGCTGTTGGCCGGATCCAGCGCCCACATCGCATCGTCCATGTCCATGACGATCCGAGTGCCCTGTTCCTGCAGCCAGGTGAGCATCCGGGCCACGACCGGGAGCCCGACGCGCTGGGTCACCAGGACATCGAGGTCCTCGTGGTCGAGCCCGTGGATCCGGATCTCACCACGAGGCAGGGACTCGATCTTCACCCGGCGGGGGTCGTAGACCTTCACCGACCAGCCCGGGTGCAGCCGCCGGATCGCGTCGGCCGCCCAGATCAGTCGGTAGTGCCCGCAGGCCCCCGTGTCAGCTGGAAGGATCGCTATCTTCACCCGTGTCTCCTGTCGGTTTCTCTGAGCACTGTTCAACCACGTCAGGTTTGGTCATCACGCATTCGTAGGTAGTCGAGGGCCAGATCGGGGGGTTCTCGGGAACCACGAAGGCAAACGTAAACGGGTAGGCACTCTGCCCACGCGGCCCCTCTACAGTGTCACCCTTCTCGCCCTTCAGCGACGCGAGCCACTCCCCGATCGTGCCCTGAAATCCGGTGCCCACCGCCAGCTCGTACGCCGACAGGCCGTTCGCACCGTCTGCGCCGTCGACAGCTACGGCATCGGCCCCGTCCTTGCCGTCCTGTCCTGGCTTCCCGTCCTGGCCGTTTCGCCCAGGCTTGCCATCCTGGCCGTCCTTACCGTCACGGCCGTCGTCTCCAGCGATCACGACCGGAGGGACGACCGGGTCAGCTTCGACGTTCTTCTCGACGACCTTGGCCTTGTCGCAGATGCTGCCCGTGAACGCCCCGGAGTCGCACTCCGCCTGGACGTGCTCGGCGAGGTCCCGAGCATCGTCGTCCCGGGACTCCTGCCGGATGAAGAGCAGCGCCACCAGCACGGCGAGAATCGCCAGCCCGACGAGCTGACCGACTCGCGTGATCTGGAGCCACCGATGGGTCTTCGGATCGCGGCTGTGGGCCACGGCGTGCTCCACCGCGTGCTGCTCGATCTCCTCGTCAGTCACGATACCGCTCCTCCATGCAGGCCTCGTACCGAGACTTCCAGTAGACGATCTGCTCGTCCTTGAACTGTATCCGCTCCTCGTGAACCAGATGTTCCTTCTGGATCACCTGCTGGGCAGAGTCCTCTGCGGACTTGGCCTTCTCCCGGTTGGTGTTCATCCGGCCTACGAAGACGTTCCCGAGGGTGGCGACGGCGACTCCCGCAAACGAGGCTATGGCAGCGATTACGAGCGGGTCCACCGCTCACCTCCCCGGGGATCATGACTACTCTGTGGCGGGCGGGTACGGCTGATAACGAAGGTTGAAGTTCTCGACTCCCTCCACCCAGAGCCGAATCACGGTGTTGTCTTTGCTGGCGAGGGCATAGCCCCCGAGGTCAGTGTCCACTGCGTAGTGGTCTGTGCCCGCGTCGGTGGTCACCGTGAATTTGAGCCACATGGTGTTTCCCACAAGCTCGATTCGGACGTTGGTGAACGACGTGTTGCCGGAGACAAGCTCGTTGTCCGTCAGCGCAGCCACCCAGGAGTCCGCGTCTTCCTGGGTGTTGATCTGCTGCGCTTCGAAGACAGGGACAGGTTTGTGGGTGCAGAGGACCATGTGAATCTCTCCTAGTCGTTGAGGTAGGCGCACGCTACCGGAATGCTTGGTACGGCGTCCTCCGGCTGAACGATGATCTCCCCGGAGGTGTTAACCCAGAACCGGCCGCCTGAGTTGGTCCCATTCGACCCTGCCGCCGCGAACATGACCAGAGGATTCGGACGAAATCCCGCAGGGATGTCAGCCACGGTGTACTGAGTGTTGGCTGCGAAGTCCGCAGAAGGGGTCCGGGCTACGCGACCTCGAATGTAGACCGCGTGACCGATCCGACGGTATCGCACGGACTCACCCGAGAAGGTGAATCCCGTGCGGAAGGTGACATCGATCCACCCGGAGTCGTAGTGCGGGCCGTTGACATCGGTGGTGCTGGCGTGTGCGTCCACCGTGCTGGTGATCGCGCTGTTGATCCCAGCCATGGATGGGACATCTGACGGCTGCAGCAAGGCCATTACATAGCCTCCTCAATCTCGGCCACCGTGGTGGCGGTAGGTGTCTTGTCGAAGTCGACCCAGGTGTAGTCGTCCCAGAGCGCGTCGAACGTGGTCCAGGTGCTGCTGGGCAGGGCGTTGGCCCAGGCCTCGTCGAAGTCCTCCCACGTCGGGGGGATCAAGACGAGGTCCACCTTCTGCATGACCTGCCCAGGTTCGCCGGACAGGTCCACTTTGGCCACAAGCGCATTGGAGCGGACCCCGGTGCGAGTGTGCTGGATCTCGATCACGTCACCCAGGTCCAGCCGGTAGTCCGGCACCATCGTGACCGTGTTGGCTCGCCAGCTCCGCTGGTTCACCCGGCCCCAGATGAAATCTGCCAGCGCGTTGGCGTCCTCTTCACTCTGAACGTAGTGACTCAGGTCGATCTCGATAGCCGACTTAGCTTCGGTGGCCGGCACACCCCGCTCGATGGTCTCTTCTCGGGTCTGGTCGTAATACCAGGACGAGCGCAGCTTCAGCCAGGGTGCACCCGTGTTATCCACCATGTGGAAAGGGCTACCAGTCAGGTTGTTGATGATCACCTTCCAGGTGGAAGACGACACCCGGTCGATCCTCATGCTGATATCGACGTTGGGGTCGATATGCGCCCCGGAACCGTTGTTATATCGGTAGGCGTCCCAGACGTGATAGAACCCGTTATCGAAGTCCTTGCGGTTGAACGGATTCAGCTTCAGATCGGCGGGGTAGATGTAGTCCAGATCGAAGAAGAACTCGTTGCGGCCGGGCCACACGATAAGGACGTCTCTGAACTCGTAGATGACGGGCAGCCCCGTCTGGCTGGGGCTGGCGATCACCTCTACAACCGGGCGATACCTCAGCACCAGCCGGTCAGCCTGATCGGACCAGTTCATGACCCAGGGCAGGTCCTCGAAGTTGAGGCCCACGTCTACGATGCGCTCCTGCTGCAGGTTGTTGAGGCCCACCAGTGTGTTTCGGTTGAGCACTCGCAGATCGCCGTAGACGTCCGTCATCAGGGCACCCTGCCAAGCCTCCACGATGGATTGCATCGTGGACCACACGCCCAGATCGGGATCCAGCCACGGGGACGTGATGGTACCCAGCAGAGGCTCCAGGTAGATGCGCCCCTGGTCCCCGCCGAGGGTGTTGAGCAGCGTGTCACGTACAGCCTGGGTGACGACGGAGTTGTCGACCACCGAGTAGTTAGAGAGGATCGCGTCACCGACAGTGACATTCCCGAAGACCTGCATCTCTATGCTGAATTCGTTGACCCGAGACATCTGATTTGGCATGGCGTGCACGTACGGCCCGAACCAGAACCCGTCCTGGCGACGCACCCGGACGGATGCGGAGTTGAATCCGGACGAACTAGCTACCCCCATCGTCACTTCGATCTGAATGCGGTTGGGGATGTCTGGATTCCGAGTGATATCCAGGTTGTTGACGGATGTATTGGTGTTGTTCACACCGCTGGACCCGGTGGAGTAGATGACAATATCTACATCACTGTTTCCGGTCTCCGCCTTCAATTGGATGCCAAACCGACCGTTGTTAGTGACGTCATCCCACTCAAATCCGGCCCAGGCGTTATCGATGTCGAGGGTGATGGTGAAGCCTGTCGGGACTAGCGAACCCACCTCGTAGAGCACATCGATGGTGTTGTCGAGTTCTGTACTCAGCCCAACGACCCCGTCAGACGAACCCCAACTAATGGTGTCGGTGGTCTGAAAAGGAACGTTCACGGGCTCACGTGGGACCAGCGCCCCCTGGAGCGGAACGTCCAGGATCGGGTTGTATCCGTCTTGCCCAGGTGTGACGTTCGGTCCCGAGCGAAACCCCATCTGAGCGGCGAGTTCCGCCACCAACCAGACAGGATCCTTGACCTGAGCATTGATCTCTTCCTGGGTGATGTCGCTGGCCCACTGCTGGTCCAGCACTCCCGGAGTCTGGTCACGACCCTCGATGGTCTTCTCGTCCAATTCCACCTGCACGCCGACCGTAGTCAGCTCTCCCGAGATCTCAGCCACCTGGAACTGTCCGGTAGGAATCTCGGTGCTGTTGCGCGGGGCCAGCAGGATCTGTGCGTCTTGGCCGGTCAGCTCGTAGACCAGTCCGTGCTTCCACGGGAAGTCCTCAGGCTGGCGCTTGACCAGGACCTTGCCCGTGCCGACGGAGAGACCCGTCCGGTGACGCACTTGACCTGGCAGCGCTGAGGACTTCATCTCCCGGGTGGATGACCAGCTGGCTACCTCCCAACGTGTAGGGACGGCACCGCTGGGTGCTTCGGAGTCAAGGGTCTCCAAGTGACCCAAGACGCTATCCTCGGCCCAGGACCGGAGGGGCCAGTCATCGGGGAGCTCGACGGCCATCAGGAGACCCCGACGTCCATCGGGGTGACGGCGTCCATGCCGACTTCCTGGATGGTCCAGGCGGTGTGCTCCCGGGGTAGCTTGCACGGGTCGCAGTCGCGCCAGATGATGTTCGTCGTGGTCTTGGCGTCCTGGACCGCGACCGAGCAGGGCATGCGCCGGCCGGCCCGGTAGGAGGTGGGAGCACAGTCGCCCTCGTAGACCATGAGCCCTGCGGTGAAGCCGATCGTCACCGCCACGGTGATTGTGCCATCGGCGACCGGGGTGAAGGTGGCGGTGGCCTGATGAGGGTTGGATACCGTGGACCCGTTGAGCCCGTTCGCGCTGGCCGTGGCGGCCCCCGAGATATCGATGGCCTCCTGTCCGGTTCCGAGCGTGGTCCAGACCGTGGCCGTGTACTCGACCCCGCCCCGGACCGGGATCTGGAGCGATCGAGTCGTGACAACCCCATCGCCATTGTAGGTGGGCAGCCACATGGGCAGCCCGTCCGGCTCCCCGACGTTGTAGACCAGCGGGCCCGACGTCGCTGGACCGGCCCACTGGGACAGCAGGTCCGGAGGGACCATGTTGACCTTGGCTTCGTTGGTGTCGAGCAGCAAGGTCCGCATGTCGGGGTCATCGAAGTTGTAGTCGTAGGACGCTGACTCCAACGCGGCGGTGGCCGCAGCGGTGGCGTAGCGGTAGTCCAGCTCCCACGATCGGGGGCCGGAGGGGGCGCGCTGCACGTAGCGGTGCCCGTCCACCGTGGTCAGCTCGCTGAACTGGCGCTGGCTGGTCTTGTCCACCACGGGCATGATGCCCTGCAGCTGAACCCAGTGGCCGTAGAGACGCATCCAGAACGGGCTGGCGCTGTCGGGGACCTGTGGAGCCGTCATGAAAGTTCTCCTGCCAGTCGCTGGCCGTCGAGCCACCACTCGGCTGTCGTACGCCGGTCACGACCCAGGGTGACGTTGAGCGCGATCCGGCCCATCAGCGCGGCCAGCGAGGATACGTCCACACCATTGTTGACGGTGGTTGTGCTCGTCGAGCTGGACGCCGGCCGGCCGCTCACCGACGGGATCGCCGAGGCGAACGGGTCGAGCGATGCCGCGACCTGCGGAGCCACAGCGTTGGCCGTGTCCTCCATCGACTTGGCGAAGTCCTTCATCAGGGCCTCGCCGGAATAGGTGGTGTAGCCCGACCCGGAGAACGGGCCTTCCTTGGCCGGGGAGAAGGGGAAGAAGTTCCGCACCGCAGAGACCGCAGACTGAGCGGCCGAGACCGCATTGCCAATCCCCGCCCGGATGCCGTCGGCCAGCCCGGAGATCATGGAGAGCCCCGAGCTGAACAGCATTGAGCCCAGTCCGCCGAGCGCCCCCCGGATCCGCCCGGGCAGACCAGCCACCAGGCTGACCACCCGGCCGATGCCGGAGGAGACCGCCGATCGGATCGAACTCATCGCGCTGGACACCACGGCACGCGCAGCAGCGAGCCCAGAGGAGAAGGCTGCGCGTACGGCTCCGAGCCCGGAGGCGACGATCCCGCGCACCCGAGCGATAGCACCTGTGACGGTGGCGCGTACCGAGGCCATCGCCCCGGCGACGATAGCGCGGGCGGAGGCCCACACGGATGAGAAGGTGGCGCGTACCGAGGAGAGACCACGTGAGACTGCGCCACGTACGGCGGCGATCGCGCTGGAGATTACACCCCGGATCCGACCCCAGACGCTTGAGGTCACCGCAAGGGTGTTGCGCCAGGTGGCAGCGATCGCACCGCCGGCTGCGCGGAACAGACCGACCATCATGGTGACGGTGCGAACCACTGCGGTGATCGCGATCACCACCGCACCGACGAATGTGATCGTCGACATCAGCCCGATCCTGAACAGGTTGAGACCGCTGACAGAGTCTCCGAAGAGGCTGGTCAGCGGCTCGAAGGCAGCCCTCAGGTCGGAGATCGCCGGGGCCAGCACCGTACCCACCAAGTCGCTGATGATCTGGAAGGTGCGGGCCAGGTCGGCGATCAGGTTGATGACCAGCGGCAGAATGCCGAGCAGCCCGACGAAGAGTGAGGCGAACAGCTCGGGATCGGACGCGATCACGTCGGAGAGGTTGGTCACCGAGTCGGAGATGTCAGTGAAGAACCCGTCGAGCCGGGGTCCGATCGAGTCAAGCAGATCGGTGAAGGCGTCGGTCAGCGGCTGGACCGCTGGAGTCAGATTCTGGAAGGCGTCGAAGAACTGGTCACTGAACCCGGTCAGCGACTGGGCTATCTGCTCGAAGGCGTCCTCGAAGGTGGGGGCCATGTTGTCGAAGGCCGAGGTGATGTCATCGGCCACCGAGACCAGCGTGCCCTCCAGCGGGGCCGCGATCTGCTTCATCTCCGTGACGATATGGTCAGCCATCTCGGAGAAGGCGGTCTTGACCCGTTCAGACTGGGCCGCTGCCAGGATGCCGACCCCGGCGATGATCCCGCCGAACCCGAGCACGAGCCCAGCGGCCGCCGCCGCGCCGATCACGGGGAAGGCCGCGAACGCCAAAGCCACCGCGCCGACCAGCAGAACGGCGTTCTTCGCGATCAGCTGGAACGCGCCAGAGAAGGCCTCGTGAACCGCCCCGGAGTTTCTGGTCGCCGACCTGACGAGAGTTTCAAATCCGTCGCCCTCGACCTCGACTTCGACCTTGGCGACGTGACGCCGCTCGACGGCCTTCAGGGCTCGATCCAGCGCGGCCAGCTCCTTGACCCCGTCGACCTCGACGTTGACCCCGGCACGGCGCAGCTCGGCGACGTCGTTCAGTGCCCGCTCCAGGGCCGCGACCTCAGCGCGCTGCTTGGTCAGGTCGAGCGACTCTCGCAGGGTGGCAAGCTCGCCCATCCCGTCGATGTCGATGTCAATGTCAGCGTTGCGGGTCCGGGTCGCCTCGGTGAGCAGTGCGTCGACTTCCTTGGCCGACTTGGAGACCTCTCGGGAGAACCCGTCGCCGAACGCGTCGCCCGCGTCGGCACCGGCATGGCCGGCCACAGCTTCGGCCTTCTTCAGGTCCTTCTCGACGGCCTCAGCCAGGCCTCCGCCTGTGACGTCGAGATCGATCGGTACGGTGACCGGCACGGGGTTCTCCTCTCACTGGTTGTAGGTCTCTAGCACTGCATCTGGATCCCAGACTGTCCCCTTCAGGCTTCCTGTGTAGCCCTGCGGTGGCACCTCGAACCTTGCTCGTTGGGCGTCCCACTTCTTCGGGTCGGCGGACTCCTGCATCCAGTACAGGATCAGGTCGCAGCACTCTCTGAGGTAGAGGTCTCCGAGTCGGAAGCCTGACGAGAGCGCGCGGCCCTGGGCTTGCTCGCCGAGCGCGACCGCGAGGAACCGTTCGACGAGGTAGTAGGGCGGCCCCCGGACGCCGCCTTCAGCAGCAGCCGGAATGCCTGGGTGAGGTGTCCCTGCTCCAGGTTGTCGTCCTCGTCCTCCAGGCGGTCGGTGATCTCCTCCCAGACGTCCTCACCGAAGCCACGCTCCAGCCAGCTCATCTGCAGCTCGAAGTACTTCTCGCCCTTCTCCTCGTCCGTCTTGGACTCCTGACCCGCACGCCGAAGCCGGGAGAGCAGCGCCCCGACCTTGGGGAAGAAGAACTCATACTCCTCCCCGCCCGCGAGCCGGATCGTCTCCATCTCGGGGGCGTCGTCCTTCAGGTCGACTTCTACTTCGATCGCCATGCCTTATCTCCTGTCTAGAGTGTGATGTTCCCGAGCGCGATCTGCTGGACCTTGCGGGTCTCAGACTCGATCAGCGGCCCCAGGCCGGCACCGTTGACGCGGCGCGCGAAGACCACGCCACCGCCTCTCGGTACGAACCGGAGCGCCTTGGCGCGCACAGGGTAGATCGGCCCAGGACCGCCGCGCGGTCCCGAGACACGGGCGGACCACTGGTTGGTGCCCGTCGCTTTGAGAGCGGCCGTCGCTGGATGGTTGACACGGCGACGTACCTTGCGGATCGCCTCTTCGGCTACTGCCTTGGAGACGTACGCGCTGAGCTTGGCGTCAAGGCCTCTCAGCCCGCTGGGTGTACCGAAGGAGAGTCGGTACTCAATTCCCGCCATCGGAATCATCGCTGTCCTCGCCCGGCACGTCTTCCGGGGTTGCGCCTACCAGGTCGTCGAGGTCGTCATCGACGGTGGTGGCGGACAGCTGGTCATCATCAGTCTGGCTCATGAGCCGTTCGATCAGATCGTCCTTGGTGCCGTAGACCGGCAGGTCGTGTTCCTTGGCCAGCTCGACCAGCTCAGGCTTGGTCAGATCCTCCAAGGTCCGATCGGTGGAGTCCACCGGCGTCTGGGGGTCAATATCGAGCGGAACCGTCGCCTCGTCCTCGGGCACATGATCCGCCAGCCGGCGAGAGAGAAGGCTCACGGCCTCACGGTAGGGACGCGTCACGACCTCGCCCGTGTTCAGCTTGATGGTCATCGGTTCGTTCGTCATCGTGCCCCCTTCGCCTAGTCGCAGCACATGCTCAGCGCGCCGTTGATGGTCCAGATCCCCCCGACGCACCCGCCTTGGTTGTCGACGGGCCGCCATGAGACTGGGATCAACTTATCACGCTCGTTGAGGTTCAGCGCGTCACAGCAGGTGATGGCCGAGAGGATCTGATCGGCGTCGAGAGCCTGCTTCCACGCGTCGGCGGCCACGGCGTCCACGCTGGGCGGCTCGCCGTTCTTGCCCATCGGCGCGGCGCACCGGGTGATCCCGATCTCGGCGGTGTAGCGGATCACCTGGCACTTGCCTGTGGCCGAGTCGATGCTGATGGATGATGGCTGCAGGTTGGCCCAGAGCTGGCCCTCGCCGCCAGAGCAGGAGTCACCGCACGCGTCGAAGGCGACCTCGCCGCCAGGGTAGAGCGAGATCCGGCACGGCTCGATATCGAGCGGGCACCCGCCGGAGACCTCGGGTGTGGTGAGTACCTCCAGCACGCGCTCCAGCGTGCCCAGGACCAGGACGAACGGTGTCATATTCGTAGCTCCCGAACTTGTTGGGGCCCCCATAACCGAGGTAATGACCGACACCGTGCCGGTCGCCGTATGCTGCTGACTGGTCGTGACGATGGGCGCGCCGATCGCATCCGTGACCACCGCAACCGTACCGGTGGCCAGTTGAGCACTGGTCGGTGCGCCGGCGGCACTCGTGGTGACGGCCGCCGTACCCATGGCCATCTGAACGCTGGCCGGGGTGCCTGCGGCGTCCGTGACCACCTCGGCGGTACCTGTGGCCGGGTGCGCGGCTATCGCGGCGTCGCTCGCTGTAGTCACCACGGGAACGGTCCCTGTGGCCGCGTGGAGTACGACGGCAGACCCCGAGGCCGCCGAGATGACCTCGACCTCTCCGAAGGCGGAGTAGACCCCCGCCGCTCCCTGCACCGTGGGGCTTCCGAAGGCCTCGGTGATCACGTCCACCGAGCCGGAGGTCAGATGCACCGAGGTGGGTGCACCTTCCACGACGCTGGTCACCGAGATGGTCCCCGTCGCGCTCTGCTGCACGGACGGAGCGCCGGCGGCCGCACTCGTCACCGAGATGGCTCCTGTCGCGCTCTGCTGAACGCTCGGTGCACCGGCGGCCTCGCTGGTCACCGGGATGGCTCCCGACGCGGCGAACAGAGACGAGGCGGCCCCGAGAGCGGCGGTTACCGCAACCGCAGCCCCGGCCGCCGTAGCACGGAGAGCCGCCGAGCCTACTGCGGCTGAGGTGACCGGGACAGCGCCCGTGGCCGCGTGCTGTGTCGCACCCGCAGGTACGTTGAACGCGAAGACCAGGCGCTCGATCGTCGGACTGCCAACCGTCGAGGTAGCGGCGCTGGAGAACGTCCCCGCCGCGCTGTCCTCGACATAGGCCAGCGAGTAGCCGTATCCGTCGGTGACGTCATCGGCGGCGGCCGTGTCAACCGCCTCGGTGCCGACCGACCAGGTGTAGGTCGGAGACGTCGCCGCGTTGATGTCCTGGCAGGCCACCGCACAGCGCAGCGTCGCCGTGGCGGTCAGACCGCTGAGAGAGGGGCCTGCACCACCTGAGGAGACGTTGCCCTGCGCTGCCGAGCCGATGAAGGCGGTCCCGGCGGGGAACTCGTAGATGTCGAAGACAACCGGGTAGTTCGAGGCGTTGTGCGTCGTGGTGAACGTGTCCCCGCCGGCGGCCGTCCGGTACCAGAGGTAGACGCCGGCGTTGTTGACCGCAAAGCCTCCGGTGGGCAGCGTCCAGCCGGTAGGCGTGGACGAGGTGACCGCCCCGCCTGCGATGCAGACGAGGACTCTCCCAGCAGTCGGGGTGAACGCTGCGCCCGCAACGACCACGCCAGACGAGGGATCGACGGTGTGTGTGGTGGAGCCGTTACGAGGCGCAGCGATGGTGACGTGGTTCAACCACTTGACCATGACTTACACCTCCCGTATCATTGACACCGCGTCGTGGTTGCGGGTTTCGAGTCCCGCCCGGCAAGCGCCGGTAGCTCAAGGCAGAGCGTCGACAGGCAGAGGCCTTACGGCGGGAGTCGCGTCCCGTGTCGGGGGCCTCTGCTGTGTCTGGCTCATGCCTAGTCCAGCGTGATGTCAGCGGCCCCGATGGCCCAGACGATCGAGTCGCCGATGGCCAGCACCTTGGAGCCGTTGGTGAAGGCGGTCCAGTCCGTCTTCTGGTTGCCTGCGGCTGCGGCGTCGTAGACGGCCCAGTGAGACACAGTTCCGGCCCCCGTCGCGTCATCCGAGACCAGCTCGGTGTTGTTCTGCTTCACACTCGGCGTGGCACCGGTAGCGGCGTCCCAGCCGGCGGCACCGACAGCGGTCCGGGCGAGCCCAGAGAACTCCGTGGCCCCGTCGGTCGAGTAGGCGATGTGATCGGTGCTCGCGGCAACGGGGAAGACGTCGTCGAGCGCCTGCTGCTGATATGCGGTGGTGAGTCCGGTCATGGGGTGCTCCTAGATCTGTTCTTGGATGGGCCAGGTCAGGCGTGCGGGCGGTGGTCGGTCCACCGATCCGATCGAGGGGCCGCCCCAGCGTGTGGAGCGCGCCGAGCTGATAAACGCGTCGATCTCGAAGATGCCGGTCAGCATGTCAGAGAGGCTCTCGAACTGGTCCTGGAAGCCGACCGTGACACCCTGACGAGTGATCACCTGAGTACGCTGCGGCAAGCGGCAGCCGTCCGAGCCCAGGCAGGCCTTGGCGAACTCGCAGGCCAGGATCCCTGCCGCGATCGCGCCGCCGGCAGGCACCGGAAGGCCCTGCTGCACGGTGATCGACCAGGTGCCGATCCCGTCGAGCTGGGCCAGATTCTGGCACGAGGGGAACTCCTCGCCGTCGATGCGTACGATCCGGTTGCGGTTGTAGACCGCCAGCGAGCCGGAGGGCTCCATGTCCACGCCGTCGATCCTGAGCGCGGTGACGGCGTTGACGCTAGGCAGGCGGATCTCCGAGAGCGCACCACCGCAGCCACACTCACCGGGGCAGGAGCGGCACGAGAGGTTGATCCAGTCGCCGTTGATCCGCCAGGGGATGAACGGAGTCCCCAGGCCGAAGCCGAAGGATCCGTCGCAGTTGCGCCGGCAGGGCCGGTAGGTGTTCTCACACAGCCCGTACGCCTTGCCGGTGGCCCGCCACAGGTAGTCGGCCGCCCAGGCCTGCAGCGTCTCCCACGTCTCGGGGTCGAGCTGTTCGATCTCGTCGGTGCAGCAGTCGTCACACAGGGTGACCGGCCAGTCGCACGGTTCCAGCTCTGCCATGGGATCATCCTATCCGCTCAGTGCGTCTCACAGCCGGATCCCGGCCAGCCAGGTACGAGGTTGACGGGCCGCTCCGGGACGACGCTCCCGAGCCAGGCCTCGGCCATGTGGCGGTGCGCGTCGCTGGGCCGGTCGAGCCGGCGCAGGTGCTCGATCGAGGACCACCAGAAATTGCCGCCGTAGAACGGGATCTCGACCCGCTTGGGGTCGTCGGCCTTGGTCAGCCAGTGCGCGCCCACCGTCGAGGCTCCCCGGGAGAGCAGAGACAGCGCATGACGCCCCCGGCGTACGCACTGCCGGGTCATGCACTCGCGCCAGGGGGAGGAGACCCTGGAGGGGTGCGCCGAGCCTTTGGTATGGGCGTACAGCACGGGGCCGTCATAGCCCGCCTGCACGTCGTCGTGGAGCAGGTTCAGCGTGTGCTGCTCGAAGCCCTCGGAGTAGGAGACGATCCGGGTCTCCTCGGGGAGCTGGAGCGCCACTTCCCGAACATTCTCCTCCGTGCCGACGATCCCGAAGACCAGATCCCAGGTGATCCCGGAGTCCTTCAGCGCCCTCAGATGGTCATCGACGATGTGCTTCCAGTAGCCGTCGGCGTACACATGGTAGTAGTGCCTGACCCTCTCACGAGAGCCAGGCACTACGACCGGGGAAGCCGATCCGGTCATCAGGCCGCCGGAAGGATGTACCCGTTGTCGATCGTGGCCGGGACACAGCCCACGGTCACGGCCGGGGGCGGAACCTCGGTGGACATGATTCGAGCGTGCGCCCCGGTCTGCATCGCGTCGAGCAGCGGGCCGGCGGTGTCCGTCTCGTCGAGCTGGACGTCGTACGGGCCGGTACCCCACGCGTGGTTGCCGGAGGTGTTCGCGGTGAGCGTGATGGAGAAGAGGGTGTCGATCCCCGCCCACTCCAGCGACTCACCGAGCTGCCAACCGCTGACACACGGCAGGACGTTGTACCCGTAGCGAGCGCCCTCGCCACAGTCGATCCCGGCCACGCCCGACCAGACCTCGATCGAGGTCTCGGCATCCGAGGTGCCCTCCATGACGTCGAAGCCGACCCCGTTGCCGTCGGCGTCTCGGACCACGGGCCAGCCGGTCAGCATGGAGATGAACTCCGCACGGACCTGGCACAGGGTCATGGACACAGTCAGGTTCTGGAGCAGGTCCGGGTCCTTCTCGTTGATACAGACGTCACCGTTGGCCTTCCGCTCCAGCGCGGTCTCGCCCTCTTCCACGTTGGCCTCCAGGGAGACCGTGGTGAAAGCGTCGGTGACGTAGATGGCACACGCGGTGCCGGAGGCCGGCGGCGTGCAGCAGTCGTCGAGCTGTGTGGCTCGAATGGTTCGGCCCCTGAAGGGCCGGTATGCGACGTCAACCATGTGATGCCCTCCTAGCAGGCGGTTGCGGTAGTGGATGCGGCCGCGAACACGGCGCACGTGCTGAAGGCGGCCAGGGCCACCTGTTCGGCGCGAGCCGCTGCGGTGTTGATGTCGCGGTTGACGTCACCATAGGTGTCCGTCCGCCCGACACCCGCCCACACGGCCGTGGTCGCGTAGGCGTACAGCGGATCACTTGCAGCGGGCGGGACCAGGTCTCCCGGACCCCGACCGTCGAAGCCGCCGGAGACGATGACGACGTTGCCCGTCACCGTGCGCCAGCGGGCACCATCGCGCCACATCACCCGTTCGGCGAGCGCCTGAGTGGCGAAGCCGATCGGTGCGAGGATGACCCCGCCACGACCTGCGTTCGCCTCAGCAAGCTGCGCCTCCAGACAGGCCAGCGCGTCAGCCACCGAGGCGAAGGCCGCACCGAGGTCGGTGGAGTCACCGACCAGGCTCGGATTCGGATCGATGCCAGCGGGCGTGTCCCGGACCGATGCCGCACCGGTGAGCAGCTCCCGCGCGAGCGCGAAGGATGCTGTCCGGGGCAGCTCGGACTCGGCGACCTCGCCCACGTTCAGCCCGCCGAGCGTGGTGCACTCGACGGCCTGGATGAGGCTGTAGGTCCGGAACTCGGCGGATTCGGCCCGCTGAGTGGGCTTCAGGTCCTCGCCAGTGGGGCACTGCCCCATGACAACCGGAAGCAGGCAGTTCGGGTCCAGGAATGCAACCCCGCCCCTCTCCCAACCTTCGGGGAGGGGAAGAGCCCCGTTCAGGAGCCCTTCCCCGCTGGGGGTGGGCTGCGCCATGGTGACCGGAATCGGTGATGGCATCTAGCCCTCCTCTCTATCCCTCAGGTCCGGATCAGGGGGTCGGGCAGCCGCAGGCGATGTCCGTGACCAGCTCGAAGGCGTACGAGGAGCAGCCCCGGAAGGCGGTCTTTTCGAACGTTTCGGCGAAGGCCTGACGGTCGTTGGTCGCGTTGAGGCTGGAGTCCGTGATCTGGGTGCCCAGGTCGAGCGTGCCACCGTCGAGGAACATCCACGCGTCCTCGGGGTAGACGTAGACCGTCGCGGCGGCCAGCGGGAGGCCGACAGCGGTGGGGATGTTGTGGTCCCCGGTCTGCTCGTCCACCGTGCCGTCCACGGTCCAGACCGCGCGCACGTTGACGTCGGCGAGCCACCCGGCGATCATCGCGTCGGCGATCTGGATGGTCTCGGCGTTGTTGGCCACACCCATGTTGCGGATGACCTGGTTGCGGATCGCGTCCCGGACGTAGGAGTCGGTCAGCACGACGTACTGGCCGGTCAGGTTGCGCTGGATGGCGCGGTCCTGGGCGACGATCGTGTTGATGTTCTCCAGGAAGTTGGCGATGACGTTGCCACCGTCGACCAGCGAGCCGGCCGCGATGAAGGTCGAGCCCTCGTGGATCTCGACGAGCGACTTCTGCTCCGCGACCCGGTCGTGCAGCGCGAGGAGCAGCTCCAGGCGCGAGGCCCACAGCTCGGGGCTGAAGGTCGCCTGGAAGTTGCCGATCGTGAGGCATCGGGTTACCGCGTCCACGGCGGCCGTCAACTCCTCGGGGCACTCGACCGGGGGACACGGCTTGACGCCGGAGGCCGGGGCCGCTGCGTCCATGGCCGGGGTCCAGATGGACACCGCGCCGTCCACGTCACCGAGGCCGGCGGCGGGGGAGTAGGTGACCTGGCCGCGCGCGGCGTTGAACTGCACGAGGCTGTCGCGAACCGGGCGACCCCGGTCAGCGCAGATCGGGTGGGAGAAGTCGACCTCACCGGGGCCACACAGGCCACCGGCCGCAGCCACCGGGCGAGAGGTCTGGCCGTAGCCGAAGACGTCGGTGATCCGGCGGTTGTTGACCTCGACATTGAACCCGAGCTGACGGCTCTCGTCGAAGTCGCGGGTCAGGCGGAAGAGGCGGTCGGACTTGCCGATGCCCTGGACCGACTTGGCGTGGGTGGAGAACATCTTGCCGAGGTCGGCGAAGGTGCCGGTCCCGACGTCGTAGCCGGCGGCCGGACCGACTGCTGTGGTGCGTACGCCGCCCATGGTCTTCGGCTTCTCCTGCTCGGGTGCCTTGGTCGCGGCGTGACGCTTGAGCCGCTCGATGATGCCCGCCGCTGCGACGGGCTCCTTGATCTCGGCCTCGACAACCGGGGTCTCCTCGACGGGAGTCTCCTCGGCCGGGGTCTCCGGGGTGTCGTCGAAGATGCCCTCGCGGAGCTTCTTCGCCTCGGCGCGGCGCTCCTCGCGAGCGGACTCGCGGTCGTCGGCTGCCTTGGTGACGACCTGGAGCGCCTCGGCGAGGTCCTTCGCCAGGTCCAGCTCCGGCTCGTCGGCCTTGGTGGCGACGTCGAGTGCCTCGCGGATGTCCTTGGCCGCCGTCTCCAGCTCGGCGTCCGTGGGTGCGGGGCCGGTGTAGTCCTCGGCGAGCTTGGCAATGATGTCGAGCGGGTCCATCTGGACCCCTCCCTTCGGTTGCATGACTAGGAGGCGGTCCCTATGGGACTGCGTTGACAGAAAGATAACACACGGCGAGCAGGGGCAAAGACCTTGACAGGGCGTCATGGCGGGGCGTAGAGTCTCACTCATGACCACCTACGACAGGAGCGCATCATGATGGACATCTCCCAGATCGCGCACCAGGCCACCGACGACCTGGCCATGATCGAGCAGCTGGCCGCCAACACGCTGCTCACCAAGGCTGAGCGAATCGCCCGAATCACCACGGTGTGCGACGACTTTCGCCGGCTCTGCCAGGGCAGCAGCCATGACCCGTACCGCCCCCACCCCTACCGGACGGATGGTGTGTGATGGTCGACGAGAGACGCGGAGTCTTCATCTGCCAACAGTGCTACGCGACATCGTTCGACACCGAGCCCGAAGCGGTGAAGCACGAAGACACGCTCGACCACTCCACGGTGTGGTCACCCGCAAACCCGACGCCCCGAAGTGGAGACGAGTGATGGGCAAGGACCCGAACAAGCTCAACCCGCCACCGCGAGGCAAGAAGTCCTCGTCGATCGGGCCGGCCATCGCGTTCATCGTGGTACTGATCTTCGCGGCCAAGGGCTGCGACACCACCCCGCCGGACGTCACGCCGGTCCCACCGAGCCAGACGGAGCGACGATGAAGTGGCTCGTGCTCCGGCCGAAGCCGCGCCCGGTCTGCACGCACGCCTGGGCGACACTGGATGGCCTGACGTGGTGCGTCCACTGCGGACTGGCCCCCAGACTTGACAGAGAGTCAAGAAAGGTGTAGAGTTCCTCTCATGACCTTCCGAGACCAGCTCGCCAACCTGATGCAGATCGCTCTCCTCGCCATCGTCTCCGTGCTCGCCACGTGGGGGCTGGCCAACCCGGTGGACGTCAAGTCCATCGACGGCAACGAGCCGCAGAATGCCCCGTCGTACGCCAGCGCGGTGCACCGTGAGGCCGCTGGCCTGATGTGCCAGGTCGAGACCGGCAGAGCCGGAATCATCCCGTCAGGCAACGACGTGGTCGCGGCGTACGTCGTCGTGGTCCGTCTGGACGGGGTCATGGAGCGCATGGACACCACCGAGGCGTGGGACCGCGCCAGGTCCAAGAAGGAGGCCGACAACGTCTGGGTCATCGGCGTGTGCCGAGCCGACGTGCAGAACCGGGCGGTGAAGGCGTGATGGGCAAGGCACTGCTGATCATCGGCGCGACGTTCGCGGCGGCCGCCCTGGTGCTGGTGTTCTTCCTGGGGCTGTTCGTCCCCGAGCCTGAGCCGGCCTACACGCCCGACGAGTGCACGCTCGAGCCAGACGGCTTCTGTGCCACCTGGCATGACTACCACGACAATGACTGGGAGTAGACGATGAACAACGTCACCGCAGCCACCATCGTTACCATCATAGACGTGATCCTGCTCATCGGGATTCTGCTCGACGTCGGCCCGTTCAAGCCGGTTCGGCCGGGCCTTGAGTTCTTCTGGCGGGCTCTCCGAGCATTCCTCCACGACTTGACCCACCGCCGGCCGGATCCCCCACTGCACCGGGCTCTGTCCTCTGACCAGATCGAGGAACTGGAGATCGAGTGCTACATCGGGCCGTACGCCGAGCCGTTCCGGGCCGACTCGCTGAAGGCCCGCGAGGCTCTGCGGCGGAAGCGACACGCCGTACGCGTGGTCCCGCCCTGCGAACTGAGTGACGCCACGGAGCATCTCTTCGCAATGAACGGGCGCTGTGTCCTGTGCGGGGGCGGCCGTCGCGAGACGGAGGCCAATCGATGACCAGAGCCCCCTGCCGACAGGATAGGCAGGGGGCTCTGGAGTCTTCAGCGTGGCGGGATCATCGGCAGCGCCTGACCTCCCCCGCCACCCCGTCTATTTGGTGATGGTGGGCCAGGCCGGGCTGACCACCGCGTGCGCTCCGCACAGCGTGAGGCCGGAGTATCCCGGCACCGGCCACTTCTCCACCGAGATCGGAGCGCCGGCGACCTTGGACAGCGTCAGCTCGTCCAGACCAGGCACGATCGAGCCAGAGGCGCACAGGCGGCCCTGCGAGTCCTCCCAGGCCACCACCCGAGCCCACACCGTGCTGGTGTTCTCGTGGTAGGCGCGCTGGCCGTCCAGGCTCAGCCCGGTGTCGGCGTGCAGGCTGGCACACGTCAGCGAGCCCACCCGGATCACCTCGCCGTTGTCGAGCGTGGCCGTGCCCACGTGGAAGTTGCGCAACTTCGGGTCAGCGTCGGCGGTGTACTTCTTGCACTGGGTGGTGTCGCCGTTGCGGAAGCAGCCGTCGCCGGCCATGTGTCCGAAGACCCGGCCGTCGGGGGTGACCTGGAACGGGACGATCTCGCGGGACTCGAAGCGAGCGAAGTGCTCGGCCGGGTAGGTGGCCACCCGGGCGGCGGCCGCGAGCGCCTCCATCGGGCCCAGGGCCGGACGGGAACCCGGCCACGCCGGGGTGTCGACGATCGCGAGATGACGGATACGCGCCTTGATAGTCCACGCCATCTGGTCGGAGACCTTGTATTGGATCTTCACCGTGCCGTCGGGACCCTCGGTGTAGTCGGGCTCCTTCAGCTCGATCTCCACCTCTTCGTCGTCCATCATGACCGACCAGCCCAGGGCGTTCTCCGCGATCAGCTCGGCGACCCGGGCCACCGCTGCGGCCGCCTCGGGGTCGTCGGTGCCGAACAGGCGGGCGGACTGGACGTAGAGGCCAGAGTTGTCGGCCATCCACTCGTCCACGACACCGAGCGTCATGCCGGTGTGGTCGCCGTCCTCGCGGTCCCAGATGATCGGGACCGACTGGCCCTCGGCCTCCCAGCTCAGCGCGCCCTTGCGTACGCCGCGACCGTCGCCGGTCGGAGTGTCGTAGGGCACCGCCTGGCCGTGGATCAGGATGTCCTTGCCGGCGGCGACGATGGCCGCAGCCTGCAGCTCCTGCTCGCACGGGAGGCAGTCGTCGTCTGCGCCCGGCTTGCGGAACATGCTCATGGTCCGCGCGGCCCTGAAGGACCGCAGTGTCATCTCACTCATCGGTTTCTCCTCAGGACCGGTACCACAAGGCACTGACACCCGGCATGGTCGCCGGGGTAGAAGTTCGAGCCGCCCTCCAGGATGGTACCGCCGGGACGCACCGAGCGGCCGGCGAGACTCAGGTGGACGGGGTGCGGGCTGGGCCCGCTGTAGGCGTGGTGCCAGATCCACTCATCGGCCACCAGACCGTAGTCGGCGTTCATGATCTCGATCGCCCGGATCCCGAGCGCGATACCGCGCGGAGCTGTCTGCACGCCGGAGGCCGAGACGATCGGCTGCACCTGCGGGTCGGGGTTGCCCCCGAGCAGGGCCATCACGCGCTTGGCCCCGAGCCAGGCCTCAGCCTTGCCGGGGGCTCCACCGCGTCGAGCAGCCACGACCTTGGCCACCTCGGCCTGGAACGCCGCGAACGCGTCGTTGACTTCAGAGGGGTGCGGGTCCAGCGCTAGCCCGGCCAGCTTGATCTTGCGGAAAGCCCGGGAGACGAAGCGCTCAAACTGCGGCTCGAACTTCCGGGCCGTGTCTGCCACGTTCTCGTCCTGGTTCGGGATCTCCGGACCGTAGGCGATCGCCACATCCTGGTTCGGGATGTCAGGCAGCTCGATCTTGCCGCCTTGGGCCACCGAGCGCAGTCGTGCACCGAGACGCTCCAGCGCACGGTCCCCCGCGTCGGCGATCAGGTCCTGCATCGCCTCGGAGAACTCCACGTCCAGATCAGCCAGCCGCTCGACGTTGACCGAAGACGGCTTGGATGGTGCTGGGCTGGACTCGATCGCGACGGGCTCCGTCTGCGCAGCGGCTACCGCTGCGGGTTCCGCGCTGGCCGGAGCGGCGTCCGGGATCCTGCGAGCCTCAGCCTTGGCGGCCTGCATGGCCAGCAGGCCGGGGCCGGCGTTCTCCAGGGTGGCCCCGAGCTGCTCCAGCGCCCACTCCTCACCGGCGATGCCCAGCTCTGCGGCCTTCAGCGCGTCAGCGATGGTCGGACGGCGGCGCAGCAGGCCGGCCGGGTCCGGGGTGATCTCGATGTCCGTCTCGTTGTCGAGCGCCTGCTCCAGCGCCTGTGCGAAGCCCTCACCGATCGGGGAGGCCAGCGGCTCTACGTGGTTGAGCCAGTTGTCCTCCTGAACCAGCCACGCACCCCAGTGGTTGGTGTCGCCCATCCCGAGAAGGATCTCGATCGGGATGTCGAGGATGACAGCGAGCTGACGGATCAGCCGGTCGATGCGCTCGTGGATCTTGTCGTCCAGCTCGCCGGTCAGGCTGATGGACTTGATCTGCTCGATGTACTCGGCGGGGAACCCGATCAGGTTGGGCACCACTGCGGAGGTGGACATCTCGTCGGCGAGCGGGGCCACCATCACGTCGATGAGGTCCTGCTCGAACTGCTTCGGGTCCTGGCCGGCTCCCTCGATCGGGTAGATCAACGTGTTGAGCTGCGCCGTACGTGAACGGGCCATGGCACGCGCCTGCCCCCGGGCGAGCAGCAGCTCCCGGGCGATGTCCAGCGCGGCGAGCACCGGTGAGTCCAGGCGGGCGTCCGGGTCGCGAGGGTCCTGGTTCTCCACCCGCACGATGACGTCGGCCCGGTCCAGCTTCTTCTTGGCCTTGGTGTCGAGCGGGTTGGGGAGGATCTCCCATTTTCCGGCAGGGCCTCCGACGCGGGCGAGGTAGTAGCCGCCTGGCACCTGGAGGTGGATCGCGGCCTTGACCTGGAGGTCGCGGATCTCGGCCGGTGAGCCGAATGCGGCTCGGAAGATCTGGTCGGTGAGATTCTCATCGGGCTCGGAGCCGTTGACCGACATGAACCACTTCAGCCGGCCGACGAGGCGGGCCTGCTGCTGGGTGGCGTAGTGGACCTCACCGACGAGGCGGTAGATGTCCCACGCCTCGGAGATGCGCCGGTCAGCGCGCCTGGTTTCGGAAGAGTCGAACTGGCCACGGGTGGAGGAGACGGCTGCGGCCGCTAGCCCCTTGGGCTGCGGCCGGAACAGGTCCTTAACCCACCCCATTGGCGCTCACCGCTGGGGTCTGGTCGAGCGCTACGAGCTGTTCCTGAGTCCAGGTCTGCCACCGGCTGGAGCACCCACAGCCGGACCACGTGAAGCCGTTGAACTTCGCGGCCTTGCTCCCGCGTCGATCGAAGACGGCGTCCTCGGCGATCTCGTAGGAGCTGACCGCGCGAACGGTCTTGCCCTTGTCACCCGACTCGGCGATGTAGAGGCGGCCTCCGTGGGTGAAGGCACGCGCGAACGTCACAACACGACTGGAGTTTGTCGACAGCGGGCCCCGAACGGTCAAGGGCCATTGGTCGAACGAAGGAGCCTCTGGCACGAGATCAGCGTACACGACGTCACGGGGTGAAGAGACGCTCCACTGCTGTACGGCGGTTGTCCTTGACGTCGACGGTCATCTTCACCTCGGCGCTCCACACCTCGCGCCAGTGATTCGGTGCGGCGTACTCCGAGACGAACACCATTGCTCCGGCCTCGGCCCAGGACTCCGCGACCTTCCAGAACCGCTCGGAGTCGAAGCCGTCCACCGCGCCGTACGTGGTGGTGTTGGCGTAGGGTGGATCACAGTAGACAAGGGTTCCTTCGCCTGGCGACCACGCATCGTAGGAGACATGTTGAAACTCGGGGGTGGGGTGCATCGCTGCAACCTTCCGCAGAAGTCCACGCGCGGCCGTGTCGGCGTAGTTGTACTTACCGCGTGCGTATCCTGCGAACCACTTACCTCCGAACGAACACCCAAACCCGGCGAACGACCGTAGCGCTGAAGGCTCATCTTCTCGAAGGCCTTTCCACTCCTCATGGGTGAGCGTGCTTGGCGGCTGCCACCCTTCAGCGAGCGCCTGCCACAGCAGGATCAGATCCTGATTCGCGTCCGACCCGATCGCCGTCTCGAACCACGGAGAGACCTCCGCGAACACCGAGCCGCCGCCGATGAAGGGCTCCAGGTAGGTGTGACACCGAGCCCCGTCGGCGATGAGGTACGGCGCTATCCGCTTGGCGATGCGCGACTTGCCGCCCATGTACTGCATCAGTCGATGAACCTCTCATACTCGATGTCTTCGCCGTTCAGCAGTTGAACCGAGACACCTCCGTCGATGGGGTCCATGCGGTTGTACTTGTCGACAGTCGAGGAGTAGTGAGCGTTGGCGATGTACTCGCGGTCGCCATGATCGGTTGACTCCAGGATCTCTCCCTCCCAAAGAACCCGGGTCTCGAACCGACTCATCCGAAGTACCTCGCGAACAGGTCCTCGGCGTCGTAGTCGGCCGGGTCGAAGTCGGCTTCCTGGGCCGCGTCCACGCCCTCGCAGTAGCCAGCGAACCGGGTAGACGAAGAGACGGCCCCAGCGATCGCGTCGGTGATGCCCTGGATGAAGTTGCTGAGCTTGTCGGTGTCCATGAGTAGAACCTTACCCTGATCATGACACTCTGTCAAGAATGAGAGCCGCCCACAGTGGTGAGTTCACTGTGGGCGGTTCGGGGGATCAGGTGCCCCAGCTGGAGTCTTCTCGCATAGCGTCCACCTCCTTGGTTCGAGATGGACGCTACGCCTCGACTGACAGCGTGTCAAGAGTCATTCGGGTCGAACCAGCCGATCATCCCGACCAGCGCGGAGACCGCCGGCCACAGCAGCGCCAGCCAGCCCAGCGGCAGGCCGAAGGCGAGCAGCCAGCCGAGCGAAGCAGCTCCCGAGATCCAGAACCCGCTGCACCACGGGCAGGTGACCAGCGTCGAGAGCCACTCCCAGCCTCGGCCCTCACGGAAGATGAAGCGCGCCCGGATCGGCTCGGTGATCGAGTCGAGGGCGATCAGCCGCCACACCCGATAGCTCGCCAGCGTCAGCAGAGGCAGGGCCAGCAGGACGGCCAGAAGTTCGCGCATGGTCTGAGACTAGCGCAGCAGAACCCCCGGCCTACACCTACGAGGCCGAGGGTTCTTCGCTGCAGCGGGCGAACACGTCTCAGACAACGAGGCTCAGCGTATCAGGCGTCCTTGCCGAAAGCGGCGTCACGCGCCTTGCGTGCAGCCCTGATGAGCCGGTTGGCGTCGTCGCGGTCCAGGAGCGCGATGCTCCACTCAGATGTGTCCTTCGAGCCGAACGGCTGGATGTAGACCTGGAGCCACTGGCCACCGTTGGACCAGCCGATGCTGAGTCCGTCGCGCGTCTCTTGGCCCGGCTCTGTCGGCTCGGGTCGGATAACTACTTCTCGGGGCATCACGCCCACCTTTCATCGGTCTCCCCTTCACGGGGCTGAGCAGCAGGCTACCGGCCGGGCAGCCGCGTGGCAACGGTGGTCTTGTTGACCTCGGCGGCCCGCGCTCGGTGGACCCGGAGCCAGTTCAGCGCCTGGGCGAAGCTGTCGAGCTGGTCGTCATGCGTGCCGTTCGGGGCCACGGCCATCTCAGCCACCAGAGCATCCAGCCAGGCCCCGCCCATGTGGTAGACCTTGTGCGCCTCCATCAGCGGCGTGCACGCCTGCCAGCGCTCTACCTTGCCCGCGCCGGCCACCTTGATCGGGGTCACTCCGGGGATCGACGGTACGCCGGGGGCATCCTTTCGCATCGTGTCGATGATCGCCGCGCCGTTGGCCGCCGCCTCGACGAGGTGACGCGAGCACTGCGGATAGCGCGCGATCGTACGCCGCATGGTCGAGAGCTGCTCGGTGAACTCCCACCGCCCGCGCACCACGTCGTGCAGGATGTAGCGCCCGTCGGGTAGCGACTGCCACACGGTGCCCACGCTGTAGTCCGTCTTGGCCTTGCGCTTGCGGTCGGTGGTCCCGAAGCCCAGGTCCCAGGAGGTGACCCAGGTTCCCGCCTCCAGGTCGATCGGCTCCTCGACGGCCAGGAGGTCGTCGGTGTTGAAGATCGAGCCTCCAGCGGGCGCAGGGCGCTGCTGGTAGAGCCCTGCCCAGGTATGCTCACCGACCTCCTCGCGCTCCTTGGCCCAGCGCACCAGCGCCTCGGCGATCGTCTCCTCGGCCTGTGGGGTGAGCAGCGGCTCGCCCACAGCCCGGTCGATCGGGTCGTCGGTCTCGGCCAAGGCGGGCAGCCGGAACTCCTCCCAACCCGCCTTCAGCAGCTTGCCGGCCAGGTCGTCCTCGTGCCACCGGGTCATCACCAGCAGGGCCAGCGAGGCCGGTGCCAGACGCGTGCGGGCGACCTTCAGGTACCACTGCCACAGCGCCTCGCGCTCGACCTCGGAGTAGGCCTGCTGAGCGTTCTTGATCGGGTCGTCGATGACGAGCACCTTGACCCGGCGGCCGGTCAGCGAGCCGCCAACGCCACGGGCCAGCAGCCCACCGCCG